CTAGTATAGTGTTAGACAGGATAGTTTCCACCCTGTTTAATGTGTTTGTCAAAAGGCCACGTCATATCCAAGAAGGATACAATCAAGGCATTGACTTTTACCACAATAACATATACTGACCTCTTCACGTGCTGAGAAGAAATTATTTATAATTTATAACCAGGCAATTTTGTGAAGAATCGCAAGGCACGAATTGATGTAAAGTTGTCAAAAGGGATAATTCCATTGGCAGCAGCAAAACCACCAACCATCTTCCATGCTTTCTCATTGATGCTTATCGCTTTATCGATATGCACAGCAATCACGTCTTTCTGTCTATTTTCTATATTATCTAATACATCTTTGTCCATGTCTTTACTGACTTGGACAGTGTTCATTAAATAAGTAAGAAAATTGATATAAGGCGTTGCTTGATCAGCTTGATCAAGAAATGAGTTAGCAACAGATCGAACAACCTGTTTCGTTTCTGGAAGATTCTTTGATATTACATCATGTAATTTGTAGACACGAGGAGCAGCAACATTCTGTATTTCATCTATACCTTTGGTAATTAATAACGCTCGCAACTGCGCAAGATTTTTTGCAGTCGGGTATGTTACGATCTTACCAAATTTATGGAATACTTTATCAGCTGTCACTAGTGTGTCATTAACCGGGAAACGTTCAACGTAATTAGAATGAGGAACTATTAAGTCCGTATCATTGACGAGGTTTATAGCTACAGTAAAAGATCCCAAATCATCAGGATCAATTTGTAACCTTATCTCATCAAAGTTCGGCATAAGTTTTTTTATTTTGTTGCGCCTATCTTCAAACGAACTGACAAATTGTGTTTCTGGACCAGGAAATCTGAGGGGTAAACCTCCTCTTTCTCGGTAGTCAAACAATTGTCCATCCGCCATCAATAGTGGCAATCCCCATCCTCCGTATTCCGTAGGAATAAACCAAGGTAATTTCACCTTTTTCAATTCTTCCATGTTGTAGTTCAAAAATCTGTCATAAACACCATTACGTAGTGCTTTAGGACAAAGTTTTAACATCTCCATAGATTTAATTGACATGTGAATATTTTTCTCTTCATTATCATCATTATTACCCGATCGAGCTAAGTTCTTGAGTAACCCTAAATTTATGAAGGGTACTTCTGTGAGGTCCAAATTGAAATACGATTTACTTCGTATTATGGATACATCTCTAACATGAACTTGATACTCTCTCGAATTAATATTGAGAAATTGATCAGAGAAAAAGGTTTTTCCCACCGATTCTTCCATTCCCGTTGCGGCTGCAACTACTTTCCATAGGTCATAACCATGCACGTCTGAGACATAAACAAAATCGTCTCCATTGACACGCAATTGGTCCTTGTAAAGGTCGAGCTTTCGACCCTTCTTCATCCTATGTACGGTTGCAAGTACAGCAGCATTAACTACACACAAAACAGGAAATGACATAATCGAACCCATTAACTGTCCATTCTTTTGGACCTTAGTTTCTGAGTGCCCATTGGCATATAAGTACTCGATTACGTCTCCTACTACAAGAAGAAATTCTCTTATGTCTGTGATTCTATTCTCATTCAAGTCTGTAAAACCTGACTGACTGATCTCATTAAGATCAAGTTTAAGAATAATAATCCATTCATATAGGGTATCCAACATTGAATCCCATTTCTTCTTCCATTTCATATCTCCTTCAAGAATCGACATTTCTAATTTAGTTTTAATCGATTCAAGATTCTGCAACACTGGGTCAGCAATATTATGACCAGTCATCGAACGATGCATAAGTTCTCTAATTTGATGTGAGACTTGCAGTTCGTCAGCGAAGCAGTTAATTACCATTTTTGACCAATGAGGATGCATATTATTTGTTGCATCTTTATAATCTCCTGATATGAACTTCTCACCTTCTTTGAGGCGACCGAAGATCTTGTCCATATCATTTTCATCTTGAGGTTTACCAATAAATTCAAATACTGGTATATGTCTCATGGCTTTATGGATAACTTTCTGAAATGGTTTTAATCTGTAGTAGGTTAGAGGAGGACCCTTGGATATAACTCTGACTTTTAGTGCTTCAGGCAATGCAACTAAGGTAACGTCAGGTCGTTCGGCTAAAGCTTCGTTAGTAACGAAAAGACTTAAGTCTTCGAACAACCTTTCGGCATCTTCTTGCATCGCAATCGGCATATAAAGTTCACTTGGTTTAACCCAAATGTCAATATCAGAATTAACATCAATAATATAATCCTCTTCATCTCCCATTCTTATCTTACAATGAGTACATTTACCTTTGTCCCGAACGTTTCGCATCAGCATTTCTGCTGTGTGTCCCCAACGATTACTGAATTGTAATATCAATTTTTTCAGAAAGAGCCTGTAAGGCAAACTCGAAGAAAATTTATAACGCAATTCATTCATCATTTCAAGAAGACTGCCAGGTTTGGCATCTATTCGTTCGGCCTGAGACAAATGTTCTAAAAGGTATTGAAGAAGTCCGAACGTACCCGCAGCAGAGCGGGACGTTACGTAATTAGCACTTGTTGAAGGAATTAAAGGTCTGCTGCCGGAAATGGCATCGGACAGATCCTCTTCATTCGCTTTCAAGCAAATTTGCTTAACTATGGACTTAATCTCACCTCCTATAACTTCATCATAGGTTAGGTCCGTATGACCTAATCCAAAAGCTACATACTCATGCTCCCACTCTTTAGTAACCTTTCTACTAAAAAGCTTCATATCTTCCCCCGCGGGTGTCAACGGATTAAAGTTCGTCAACATTTCAAAGGTCTCTAAGGCTCCTTTTTTGAGCAAGAGACTGTCAGGTCGCGGCAACCCCTTCTTTAACATTAATATTGATTGTAGAAAGGAGTTTTTCATGAGGAGACTTCCTCCATCTGGAATGTCAAAGTGATGTCTATCACTAAGACAGAGGCGAATATATCTATCACCTCTTCCATATAGAAGTCGACTGTTAAACTGGTCTGTATCAGTGAAATTTAGTTCAAGATAATTTTGTTTTGGAATAATGCATTTTGGTCGTTCTTGTTTTTTCCAATAGGAAAAGAACGATGCCAAGCAATACTTCCAATACTTGAACCAAGTCACACCAATACTTAATTTGATATGAATATCAACAGACTGTTTAATACTAAATCCATCTGGACGAAAGCCATATTGCTTATAGGTCCAGAGGATCTCCTCAACCACCTCTGTAAAGATCTTTTTCTTTTCAGAGATCTCAGCGTGTCTTTTATCGTGGTTTTCTGATAAAAGGTCGTCCCGGTTACAATGTACCGGCCCACAGACTTCGGGAATCACAGACATGCAAATGAATTAAAACGTCACTCTATATATCTAACTTTCTTAATTAAAAGTTTATATTTCTCGCGATTGCCATATCGCGAGGGGTGTATTCCTTTTGGTTTCGGAAGTGACGATGTATG